ATCTAGTCATGAGTGATCCTAACTTTTTCGGCATTGATTACTCGATAGGGGCAACCTTTGTCAGTGATACCACCACCCGCGTGGGCCGCTGGGGTGCCATTCATTTCACAAGCAACACCCAAGTCGATACCATCATCGCGCAGAACTACGACGGAAACACAATATCTGGCCAGTCGTTCAGCGCTGCAACCACGCTGTATGGCGTGTTTACCAGTATCAAGCTGCAGAATGGCCACTGCGTCGCTTACAAGCTCTGATGGCATTAGCTAGCCCGTTACGCAAGGTTGCCAGCAAGCTGATGGCAAAGTTTGGCGGTGTTGCCACCATCCGCCGTGTAACGACTGGCTCGTATAACGCCACCACTGGCACCGTCACCGAAACCACCGCCGACACCGTAGTGCGTGGCGTGTTGGAAGATGTCAACCTGCGTGAGGTCAATGATCTGATTCAAGCTGGCGACAAGCGCCTGCTGATTGCTGCTGCTGATATTGCCAACGCACCTACTACGGCTGATGAAGTGCTAATTAGCAGTGTGACGCATCAGGTTATTGAAGTGCGCACGATTGAACAGGACAACACCCCGATCACCTACGAGCTGATCCTGAGGGCATAATGGCGCGCGAAATCAAGGTCGGCGATATTGGCAACTACGCTGAGCAGCAGTTTGAAAAGCTGTTGCGCGTTGCTGTACTAGAGACCGACAGCCGCCTCAAGCAAGCAAGCCCTGTTGATACTGGCCGGTTTCGCGTTAGCTGGCAGGTAGGGGAAAATGCGGCGGGCTCTTACGACGGCGGACCGCAGCAAGAGCCTTCCAATGCGGATCGCTCAAAAACATCTCCGCCAGGCGGATTAATCGTGCCATTGCGCAGGATGAACTACCAGCAAGAAAAGCTAGGCAACGTGTACAGCGTGCACAACAACCTGCCGTATGCAGAGTCTCTTGCCAATGGCAGCAGCAAACAAGCGCCGGCGGGTTGGGTGCAAGGCATCGCCAAAGACATCCAAGGCTTTGTGCGCGTCAACGCTGACCGCATCGGGAGGGAATCATGAGCAGCACCTACAACGACGTTCGTGCCGCCATTGAAGGGCGCATTGCAACGCAGATGGCGCTGTCGCCTGCGTATCCGGTCAGTTATCAGAACGTGCCATTTACGCCACCCAACAACACGCCATGGGTGCAGGTGTTCATTCGCTTTGGCGATAACAGCTACGCCACGCTGCTGCCGACTGGTGGCGTTGGTTTCAACCGCCAGACTGGCACGTTGGTGGTCAATGTCTTTACGCCGCAGGGTCAAGGTGCTGCAGCTAATTTCACCATTGCAGAGCGGCTAAAGGATTTGTTTGATCGCGCCAAGTTTTCAAGCATTATCTTTGATGCCGCCTCAGGGCCAGCGCAAGTAACGCCAGCAGCGCCTGAGCCTTACTTTCAAACTCAGCTAACTGCTACGTTTGAAGCTTATCTAGACTGAATCTAGCCACTACCGTTCACAACATGGCTGTTACTGTTCTGTCCGGTACGTCCGGCGCCCTTTACTACAAACCCGCCGGTACTAACGGCAACTTCCCTGAATCCGGCGTCAATGCCAGCACTGATGTCATCACCGTTCAGCCGTACCTGAACTTCAAGGCAGGCGATCCGGTCAAGTTCCGCGTTATCAATAGCCAGACTGGCGGCTCCGGCTCCGGCACGCTGCCGTCTCCGATTGATGCAGCTACCACCTACTACGTGTTGAGCTACACCGCAGCCACTGGCGCGTTGACGGTCTCGACCGCTGCTGGCGGTACCATCCTCGCCATCACCGACGACGGCACGGCCGTGGCGCCTAACGAGTTCGAGGTGTACTACGCCAATTATGCCGCTGTCGGCCAAGTACAATCCTGGTCTTTTGAAATCAGCCGCGCTGAGATCGACGTAACCACCATCGGTCAAGCCGCTGGTCAGTATGCGCCCTTCCGCGCTTACATTCCTGGCTTTGCTGATGGCAACGGCACTGCCACGATCTACGTCACCAACGAGGACGCTGCGCTGTCCAATCGCATGGTGGAGGATGTGCTGCAGCGTCAGCAGGTTGGCTGCGGCTTCAAGCTGTACACCGATCTGCAGGCAACCGAGGCTCTTAGCCGCTCCATTGCCATGGATGCCGTGCTGCTCACCGCCAGCCTGAATATCAACCCTGATGACGCTCAGCAGGTTGAGATTACCTTCCGCCCGGCCGGTGCTCCTAGCTTCGATTTCAGCACCTCTGCTTGATCGCTGATTGCCCCTAGTTGCACTAGGGGCTTTTTTACGATTAAAGTATCAATGAACTGAACATTTTTTGCATGGCATCTGCCAATTCGTCTATGCGCGCGCTTGATCGCCTGAAGAAAGCAGCGAACCTTACGCCGATCAAGAAGCAAGTTGAGCTGAGCGACGGCGAGGTGTTTGAGTTTTACTGCAAGCCGCTGACCATGGCGGAGCGAGAGCGAGCGCAGAAGGATGCTGGCTCAGATGAGGCAACGGCGTTTGCGCTGCAGCTTTTGGTATCCAAGGCATTGGACGAGAACGGTCGCCCGTTGTTCCGCGCCGGTGAGATCGCTGAACTGAAAAACGAAGTCCGCGATTCTGACCTCCAAAGCCTGATGTTGGCCGTGATCACAGACCAGTACGACGCTAGCGAAGAGGAAGTAGACGCAAAAAACTGATCAAGCTGGTCAAGCAAGATCATCTGCTACGGCTGATGATGCGCTTAGCCAGAGATCTTGGATATACGCTTTTGGAGCTATCGGAGCGCCTCACCTACGAGGAGCTGCAGCTATGGGGTTTGATGTATCAGGTGGAATACCAAGAAGCGGAAGAGGCAAGCCAGAAAGCTAGTCGGCGTAGAATGTAAGGAACCAGTTGGCGGATCATGTCAGTCGTAGCAAATGTTGCGATTAACGTTGATGCCGCCAACGCGATCCAGCAGCTCAACCGCGTCAAGACTGCATCACAAGATGTGCAGGGCGGATTCACCGCCGCAGCTACTGGCGCAAAGGGGCTGGGTAGCGCATTAACGGCAGCACTTGGCCCGATGCTGTCAATAGCTGCAGCTCTATCAGCAGTTCAGCAAGGGCTTAATGTCGCATTTGAACGCGGCGCGGCTGAGCAGCGACTACGCAATCTGACCAGCGGCACTGAGGAGTTCAACGCTGCAATGGCGCTGGCTTCGCAAAGCTCAGAAAAGTTTGGCATTACCCAAACAGACGCAACCAAGGCTCTAGCCGACGTATACGGTCGACTGAAAGGCGTTGGCTTTGGCCTGCAGGAAACCGGGCAGATCTACCAAGGATTCAACGCCATCGCGCTGCAATCCGGCCTTGCTGGTGAAGAGGCAGCAGGCGCATTCTTCCAGCTCAGCCAAGCCCTAGGCAAGGGCAAGCTGAACGGTGATGAGTTTGTCATCGTTGCCGAGCGGATGCCGCAGTTGCTTGATGCGATTGCGCAGACCACCGGCAAGAGCCGCGGCGAGCTGCAAGGCATGGCGCAAGACGGCAAGATCACAAGCCAAGTCTTGTACGAAGCATTGTCCGGTGCAGCAGGCGCAGCCGAAAACTTAAACGGCAAGCTGACGGCACAACAGCAGACATTTAACAACCTGCGGCAGGTAACGGATCAACTGCTTAACAGCATCGGCCAAGTCTTTGCACCTGCTGTTGTTGCTGGCGCTCAAGGCCTGGCAGCTGTCGGACAAATGCTTGCCGATTGGTGGAGCTATCTGGGGAATGTGATTTTTCCCAAGGTTTACGAGGCAATCCAGCCGGTCATCAAATCATTGCAGGCAGCATTTCAAGATATTGACTTTGACGCTATTCGCGTTGCGATTCAAAGCATCTTGATCAAAGGCTTTGAGAATGCTATTGGCGTTATCAGCAACTTCTCTAAAGTCCTTGCGTTTGTTATTGACAGCTTTAAGGCTCTATCGCAGAACCCAGTCTTTCAATTCATCGCTGAGCAGGTGGGCAGGCTTGCTGGTTTTCTTGGGCTGACCAACGATAAAGTCGGCAAGTTCAAGGAAGAACAGCAAAAAGTCAATGAGGCAGCAGCCGAATCCGTCAAGAACTATTCCAGCTTGCCGCCTAAGATTGACGACGCCAAAGAAGCGGCAAAGAAACTAAAGGAAGAACAGCAAGCCGTCACCAAAGCAATCCAGGAGGCGGGCCAGGCGGCTGACGCATCCGCCAAGGTCGTTGATGCCGTAGCCAATCAGCGCGCCTCGATCACGCAGGCTTACCTGCAAGCTGAGATGCAGGTCAATGATGTATTGCTCCAGCAGGCGCAGCGCCAACTTGATAACGCGCAGAATCAAACGCAGCGAGTCAAGGCCGCCAAAGATATCTATGAAATCACTGTCAGGCAAGCCGAGCTTGAGCTGCAGGCAACACAGGCGCAGATTGCCGCCGAGGTTGAAAAGGCAAGGCTGGCGGTCGTTTCTGCTGAGCAAAAAGCTAAAGAGGTAGAGGCTGTCGTCCGCTTGGCTGCAGCGCAAGGCACCGCCAATGCCGAGCACTACAAAGCGCTTGGTGCAATCAAAGAGGCGGCGGATCTGGCTCAGGTTCAAGCGGGAACCGTTGCTGAGGTTGCTAGGCAGCAAGAACGGGCAGCGGTAGCAGTACGCGATGGAAAGGTCCAAGCAGCAGATGCTGCTTATCAGCAGAACATCGTTGCCAAGGCTACGCAAGCCGCAGCCGGGTCGTCCGGTACATTCGCTAGCAATATGGAGCGTGCGGCAGCGGCAGCAAAAGAAGCGGCTGGAGCCACATCTGGATATGTGCAAGGCATGTCTAGTGCTAAAGCTGTTG